CAGGGGCTGACGGCGCAGAGGGGCCCAAGGGTGACACAGGGGACACTGGCGCAGACGGTGCTCAGGGCCCAACAGGTGCAGACGGGCCGATTGGCCCTGCTGGCCCACAAGGAGATCCGGGTGCACAAGGTATACAAGGAATACAGGGGCCAGCTGGTCAAGACGGTAACCAAGGCCCACAAGGTGATACTGGGCCAGCAGGAGCTGATGGACAGGATGGGGCGCAGGGGCCGCAAGGAGATCCGGGTAATGATGGTGCTCAAGGCCCTGCTGGTGCTGATGGTCAGGACGGTAATGATGGTGCTCAAGGGCCAGAAGGGCCGACAGCAGTTTCTAGTGACCCATCTAACGCAGCAGTTTTAGGTACTGATAATCTAATATTTGTGCCAGCAGCCCCCTCCGAAAGTGCGGTTGAAGGTATTGCAGCAGGTTCTACACTAGGCTTACAGCAATCACTACTAGCTAATGCAGGCCAACCGGGACTAACTGTTCTCGCTGTTGGTTATACAGATACAGGCAAGGTTCAAGGAGTCAGCTTAGGTGACGGTAACGTGGTTGAGGTTTATGCTAATGGAGCAGACTTTAACGCAGGGACAGTTTTATATCGTGAATTTATGAGTTTAGGTGAACCTATTTGCTTCACAGGACTCTCTAATGGCGCGATTATTGTAGGTTCACAAGGATTTTACGGATTCTCTGAGCAGTTAAACGGAAGCAACGAGAGCCCAATGCCCCTACTAAGCTACGGCCTCTCGTTCAAGTCTACGTTTTTCTATGCATTTAGAAGCAGCCAAGGCGGTAATAACACAAGAGGTTTTGTGCGGTTAGTGAATGGGCCACTTAAATCCTTAGTAACAATGACGAGAGGTAATGGTGCTACTGTAAATAATGGCGACGGTTTAGAGCAGACAGATTTGGAGGTTGATCCTTGGGGGTTTTTAACCTTAGAGACAGATGCTAATGATGAGTTTATTATTAGCGCCACTAACCCCGTAATGGCTTGTGTTCATGCAGAAATGAGAAACAGTGGGCCACGCTACTATGATTCTAGACTTATTATGCCTTTAACGAACGACGGTATAACTTGGCCTAGGAGTGGTAATGTATCTGCACCTTTTGATAACACATTTGTTAATTATTATGTAAGAACGGGAGTAACAGGTAACTTTACAGTTAGTCCCGGCAATCCCGTAGACTTCGACGCTGCAACAGGTGCAAGTGATCAGGACTATGAGCCTAACGGAGCAACTAGGGTAAAAGCAGTAGGTTTGATTAGTGCATACTCTGGTGCTGATAGTGCAGGATTAGAAGCATCCCCGCTCATGCCTACAAGTGCAATGTCTCAAGTTATAGCACAGCCGCTGTTTATTGCCGACAATGGTGATGGAGGTAACTCAAGTGTAGCTATTTCATCTCCGTATGAAGGTACTGCTAAAGTGTATTCATGGAACGATACAACTAAAACTATTGACTTAATATATACAGTACCACTCACGCGTAACTCTGCTGTTACTATTGGTAGCAAAGACGACCAAAACATTCCAGCAGCCGGTCAAGTGGCTAACGAAAGTGGTGCTGCTGTTGTAGAGTTAGTTGGGCAACTTGATGCAGGTATAATCATTGCCGATGTTCCTATAACCGTAATTGTACAGAACGGAGATTCAAGTCTATCACCGACGCTACGTAGCCAGAACGGGACTACTACTAGCTCAATAATTAATGATGACGATGAAACTTTGTCTCTAGGTATTACCCCAGCTACCTTAAAGGCCGATATAGTCGAAGGTACAGACGGTTTACTATACAGGCGCGTAATTAACAGCGGCACGGTGTCATACGTAGTTGCTTAAACAGGAGTATTAGATGACATTTTCAACGCAAGAATATATAGGCGACGGTACTACTACGGCGTTCTTATTTAGTAAGCCACGTATACACGATGAAGACGTTATGTGTACGGTTAATGGGGTAGAGGTTAATATAACCTACAGTGGAAGCAATACTTTTGTATTAGACACTGCCCCAAGTATAGGAGACACTATACTATTTTACCGAGACTCTAATATAGAGTTTCCTGCAACGACATTCCCGAATAGATCTTATATAAATACAGATAATCTAGATACAAACTTTTTACAGCTTATCTATCTAATACAGGAAGTACTTGATAGCGGTGTTGGCGGGATAGTAGGCCCACAGGGCCCGGAAGGGCCGCAAGGGCCAGCCGGTGCTCCCGGAGCAGACGGTGTAGATGGAGCAGACGGTGTAGATGGAGCAGACGGTGTAGATGGTTCTGAGTCTGCTGGTGGATTCTGGATGTCGTTCAGGGATGCCACTGGTGCAAATGGTCAAGATAGCGACCCACAATCACTAGGTTGGACAGCTGTGTCTACCGGGGGTGGTGTATACGAGATAACACATGACCTAGGACACGTAAACTATATGGTAAGCGCTGAGTGTTATTACGGCACAGATCAGTTAAGTACAGCTGATGCTGCGTTAGGTAATAACATAGTTACAGTACACTCTATAGCAAACAATTCGTTCAAGGTAACTACTACGGCAGCCGGTAACGGTGCTCCTAGTATATTAGTACCATTCTCAATTATACTCAGAGATTTCAGTTAATAAAAAGGAGGTCATAATGACTAACGTAACAGATAAGGAACTTAGTGGCCTCCACGCAGCCTTAGCTATGGTTATCCGTACTCAAGTGGAAGAGAAAGCATGCTGGAAAGACGAGGCAGGTGAAGATAAAGAAACCTTTACCGCATCGCCTGCGCTATTGGCAGTAGCAGCTAAGTTCCTCAAAGACAACAATATATCATGTAGTGTTGAAGACGACAGTAATCTTGGACGCCTTCAGGATATTATTGATAAGAAGCAAAAACGGGGCCGCGCTACACTAGCAAGCGTTTCACCGATAGAGGCCGCAGGAGAATAGCATGGCAACTTTCCCATATTATGGCCGATGGCCTGAAACAAATGGTAGGCTGGAATCTTTTTCACAGGCTACAGACACTTTAGATGTAGAAGTAAGGAGACAGGTAGCTGCATGGTTATTTCAGTTTTCAGTAACAGATGGTGTTGCTGTTCAGCAATACATATCGGAGGTACAGCAACGTAATATAATTTCTGAACCATCAACCGGTGAAGAGATTAGAGCATACGAAGTAGCCCGTAACCTCATCGAATTATCTGAAAGGGGTGCTGACTGGGACGCTGCTGTCACACGCTGGTTAGACGAATTGTTAGCGATTGGGCCAAACCCACCCCCAACAGAACTTAGGACATTCTTGTTCCCTTTTACAACAGACGGTGTAGAAGTTATATCTGGTGTACCTGTCAACCACCAACACGCCTCTCCACAAACTGAGATACTTGACGGTGAGTTAGTAACTTATGCGGCAGATGTGCCGGTAATCAGCGACTTTGGTGTAACAGGTAGAGCGCAGAATGTAAACAGACACGGTTACTCAGCTAACGTCACAGAGATAGGTACAGGAGGAGCTAACTACCAGAGTCCTAAGTGGAACGAGCCACAGGGCGTTGATTTAAGCTTTGATGGCACTAAGGGTACTATCTTACAAGATGCTACTACAGGTGGGCACTTCTTAAAAATGGCTAGAGTTTTAGGTTCTACATTGGATAATGTAGATTTTATTAGATATATAGTAATGATGGAGTTGCAGCCCGTCGGTGGTCAAAGGTATGTGGGATTAACAACAAATCTCAATGACGAAATGATCGTTGATTTACAAAACGGCACCTTCACCGGTGCCACCTTTGGCGGGTATGTAGAAGCACTGGATAACGGTTGGTTTTTTATTTACCATGTAGCGCGAATACAAGGTGCGGGCGCGGCTAACCGTGAAACTATACGGCTTCTAGATGATAACCAAAATCCTAATTACGCAGGCGATATAACCAAAGGTGTAAACGTTCGATCCGCATCATACGGAAACAAGCAGCTATTTAATCAGTACAGTCCTATTGTTAATGATACTGGCGCTGCGCTAACTCGCTTGGCTACCACTCAGATATATGGCCAAGTACCAGTAGCTACAACAGACACGGGGTTTAGTTTATACTGCGAACTAACCAATACAGCTATACCAGATACCTCCGATGGAGATATCCTAGTTTTAAATTATTACACAGACGCAGTTTTCGGCGGCGGCTCAAGCCCGTCAGCAGGGTGGATTTTAATATTATCTAATATAGGGGGCCAGCTTAACCTTTCTTGGGTTAATGCTGTCGGATGTAGTGAGGGTGCAGGAGTGCCTATAAGTGCTTGGCCAGTGAACGAGACTCGTAGGGTTCTATTTGAGCTCGATGGGACAGTTCCTAGTATACAAGTAGACGGAAGCAATGGTGTCGTGACATCAGTTCCTGTGCCTGTACCTCCTTCAGGTTTAGGATTCTACGGCCACTTGGTAGATGCTAGTGCTTTAGGTGAACCAACGGCTTATGTCGCACCCAAGTACGTTATGCGTATTGATCAAGTAGGTCTAACTTTAGAACAAGCAGCTATAGAGGCAAGGAAACCCGTATGAATTATTTAGTCACATATTGCGACGATCTGTCTGATTTGCAGGATTGGCTTGAAGCTAACGCAGAAGATCATCCTGAGCACATATACTACTGCCGTAAAGGTTTTAGTCACGAATATACAGATTATGTGTTTATATTTATACAGA